GGTTTAACATCTATATAATTTGTTTCTGGAACCACTGTGGTATTGTTTTGATTATCTCCACCACCATATCGTTCTTCAAAAGTACGGCCTGCGTACTCTTGTTCTGGATTTACATTGCCCCCATAGTTTCCACCAGCAGATGCTCCGCCAGCCGGTCCCCCTGGTGCTAAACCTTCTCGGCCTAAAATACTTGCTAGTCCCCCTAAATTTAAATAGATTCTTCCGCCGTCTGCATAATGATGACTTCCTTTAGATTGTTGATAACCACTTTTTTCAGGTGCGCTATAGGTACCTCCCGGACTCCATGATCCTGTTGTTCCTGCTTTATTTCCTGAATCGCCTGCAAATTTATTGTTGCCACTACCACCATCACCACTACCACTTTGATCTGTATTTGTAATTGAAGCTGCACCATCTCCATGAATATTTGCGCCATCGTATATGTCTTTGCCATCTGCAGTTTTAAAAGCGCCGGCTCTAATTTTGTCAGCAATGGATTTTTGTCTTACCATATCGTTATATTCTATTATTTTATTTGTTTCTTCTAGTTCTTTTTCTTTTTCTAAATAATATGCATCAATGTCTCTAATATCGTTTTCATAGTATTCTTTAATATCTTTATCCGGATTAGCTTCCTTCCACTCTGCTTCTTTCCGGTTAGCTATTTCTACTCTCTCTTTTACTTTATCAGCATAGTTACCAAGCAGACTTACTTTATTATATCCATACCTATCTTGGTTAGTTAAATTACCAATTCCATGCATGTTTTTTTCTTGTATACCTAGTTGCCTGTCAATAAAAGCATTGTCTTGAGCATTTAACCTATTGTCTCTTGAAAAGTTTTCCGCCATACCCATTAAAAAATTTCCACCAGGAATTGCCATACCTATTCCTTTTTTAACTAGGCCCCCTATCATACTCATATAATCTTCTTCGGGCTCTGCTCCAGGGAGATAACCACCATCTACACTGCTTCCTCTATTTGTTCTATAGCTCCAGTGTCCAGGTTCGTAAGGACCCATACCTAATGTTTGGGCTGTATAGGGAGCAAAATAACCTCCGCCGCCTCCGCCGCCACCTCCACTATTAATGAAAGCATTTGTGTTAGGTATTCCATATGATGTTGTTACTTCTTCTTCTTCTACGTTCGTAGTGGGTGTTGTGTAGTCTAAAAGAAATCGATTTTGAGGTAAAAACTTTTCGCCTGCATCATATCTTTCTTGATCAACGCCTGTATAAAACGTAGCCATTATCTTCTTCCTCCTGGATGTATATCCAATCTAAAAGTTCCTAGTTTCCAATCTTGATTACTTCCAGTGTTTGCAACTTTCATAGCAATAGATCTTGCTCTTAATCTTGTATCTTTTTTAGTTGTAGTATTATCTACTGTATAATTTGTTGTAGATGGTGTGCTATGAGGATAGTCTCTTGTAGTAAAACTGATTTGTGTATTACCTGTTTGTGAAATAAAATCTGGTATAAATCTGCTTATTCTCATTATAAATTCTCCATCTCCTCTAAGATCTGGCATACCTACAGCACTTCCTGTAGTACTTTTTTTCTGAGTAATATCAAAATCACCAGAAGTTATGGTACCAATGACAGCAGTTACTGCTCCACCAGCATTAACTTGATCGGTCCCTGTTTCCTGTTTATAGTATATCGTACTTCCGTCCGTATTACCAGTAACATCATAACAGTCATTATCAGAAGGGTTATAATATGCAGCGTGTGGTTTACTAAAAACAGCTGAATCTTGCCACGCTGCTCTTGGTAAAGTACCTGTTGTCCATATAGGTCTTTTCATAGTAGAGTCTAGATAGTTATAAGTAACAACCCTGTTAATTGCATCGGAAGCAGCCGTACAATAAAACCAACTTATCTCTCCAAAAAAGATTATTTAATCCACAGTTTACAAGGTCTCTTGCTGTTGAGTTAAGATCATCATAAACCGTATCTTCTACTAAACATGGCACTGATTTTAATTGACCATCGTATGCAAAGAAACCATTTTCTGACATCCAATAGGATGTACCATCTACTTCAATACAAGCATTTTTTCCTAACAATCCACAGTTAGTTCCTACCTGTTCAAATGAAAAGGTAAATGGTTGACCAACAAACTTCATTAAAAACAATGCAGTATCGGTCCATACATAAATTGCATCCCTACCTTTGATAGCTCCCATAATCTTAGAACCATCTGCAAGTCTTTGTGTACCTGCGGTATTGTTTGCCTTAACTGTATATGAATCAGTTTGATTAATGCTTTCTTGAGAAGAGAACCTAATGTACATGTCATCTTGAGTTGTAGTTGAACCAATAGTTGTTTCAGTTCCAAAAAATACTAAGTGTCTATCGGGTGTAGATACTAACACATGACGCGATGCTGTAGGTGCATTTGCTAATACTGTAGCNCGATTGTTAACCGCAGCCGCAGCTGCTGCATCCCATTCAAAACATTTACCATTATAAATAAGTGCAATTAATTTTGTTCCGTAGTTATCTAATATCCATAAACCTGGATCAATTGTAAAGTCAGCAGAAGATGGGTCACCCCATGCTACATAAGAAGAAATATTAGTTACTGTGTCTCCTGCACTATGCCCTGCTTTTAGTTGTACCATTAACTTCTCTAGCTCCACCACTTAAAGTATTAGTTGTAGTGTTATTAGATGTAAAACTTATGTCTTCTGTACCTATTCTAATTTCCCCTGTAGATGGAAAAGCTGAAGAACTAGTTAAAGGAATATCGGTTACAGTATCATTAATAGTAGAAGCCAGTGTTGTAGTTGCAGCTCCAATAGCTGTACCACCCCATAATGCTGTACCCCAGCCATAACCACCTAATTGTTGTGAAGGTCCTACACTATAATAACATAATACCGAAGTACTATTACCATCACTTGTAGTTAAAGGTGTCCCTGATTCCTGAGTATCCATCGTAATGTTAAAAGTAGATGTAGTAGGAACAGCAGTTACCATAAACTTTTGGTCTTCAAAAGTAGCATCACTGTAAGTTGATCCAGCAGGCACCCCACTAACAGAATCAAACATAACAATATCATTTTCACCTAGACCATGAGATCCGGTACATACTACTGTGACTGTTGTTGATGATGAGCTACTTGTAAATTTTGCACCTGTTAAAGTAGTTCTAATTGGATGGATGTCATAAAAAATACCACCCGAATATACATATAAAATTCTGTTAGTTCCTATAGCTGCGTATTTAATACCAGCGTTATCATCCCAGTGATGAATAGCTCGACCTGCACCAGTTAACTTATCGTCACCTAGTTGAGTCCAACCACCTATTTTTTCTGGGGTACCGTATCTAAAACGAACATTGTCGCCTTCATACCATTGTCCCTCGGCCCCGGTCTGTGTGACCTGTTGATTGAACCCTGGTAAAAAACCTAATTTTTGTAACATATAACTCCATCATATTATGCCTTCACAAAAGACGGAAGACCTAACATTGGCCTTTTGTCGAACCTGTTCTTTTCAGCAAAAGGACCATTTACATGGTTATAATGAAGAAATACTTGACCACAAGTATTACCTTCAAAAGGTTCTCTCCAATGCTCTAATTCACATCCACTATATACCAGCATATCGCCAACATCAAGTAGGACTTTAGTGCCTGGAGGAGCGTTAGGTTTGTGTATATTTTTATATTCGTCTATGACTGTATCAGCCCCTGTACCATCTATAAAAATTGGCCACGGATCACCGCCTAAATTAAGGGTAGTTGATATCTCACAACTAGGTCGATCTTTATGACGTTTTAAAATATCTCCTTTTTTATATACTCTTGAGTAAGAATAGGTTGGAATAAGGTCTAATCCAGTCTCTTTTTTCATTACTGGAAGCATCTTCATTAGTAATGTTTCCATTACCATGTCTGCATAACAAGAAAAACTATTGGGTATTTGTTGATCGGTCCAAGTTCCAAACAGACCTGTATCAGCTACAACATTATTTTCATACATAAATCTAACTGCGTCTCTTTTAAGAAGAAAATAGTTAAATATAAAATTAGCTAATTCATAGTTAAGTGCGCCTTTAATTATGTGATACTTATTAAAAGCCATCTTGTATAAAATTAAAACTTACTGATATTCTTGATTCAGTAGATTGATTAGGTTTAACTGAATGCCATAACCACGCAGGAAACATTATTGCTCTATTTTCTTGAGGTGTTAAATGAACTTCTCTCCATAAATGTTTAGGCGGTTCACCTTTTTTTCGAGTAGGCATACATGTTTGAATACCTGGTCTAGGATCAGTACAAATTAATTCGCCACAATTAGGTGGAGTCTTTATATAATACACACCACTAAATAAAGCATTAGGATGAACATGGGGTTTATTATATCCACCGGGTGGGTTTATGTTTGCCCACATATTTCCTAACTTTGCCTCTCTGTCTAAAAATTCTTCGTGAAAAATTTGATGTACCATTCTAAATAATTCATCTACTAAAGGTTTGTACTCAGGTTTTTCATGCATATTAGTTGCACTATGCCACCCATTTACATTGGTTTTTGTAAGACCTAAATCTTCCTTAGACCATTTTATAATATTTTGTGCTAGTTGATTTGTATCTAATTTAAAATCTTCTGCATATATAAGTGTTGGAAAAAATCCTTCTTTAATCATCTAAATGGTTTACCTCCAAACCAAACAACAAGAGATTGTCTTACTCCTCGTTTAACTGGATTAACTCTGTGATTTAAAAATGATGCAAATATAATTGCATGGCCTTGTTTTAATTCGGCAAACTTACCTGGTCCCATAAGTTCAAGATCTCCACCTTCAAACTCTGATGGATCGTTTAATAAAAGAGTCATTGATATTTTTCTAACAGGTGGTTCGTGAGCCATGTTTACATCACAATCCATATGCCAATCATAAAACCCTCCTTCTGGATATTCTGTAAACTGTGCATTTTCTGTAATTTGTATGTCACCAAAACCAAAATGATTTTCATTTGCTTTTTGTATAAAGTTATTAAGATCACGATACATATGTTCCATTTCTTTAAATGGTATCCAAGATATTGTAGTCACTCTTTTTTTTGTATCTGTACCACCCCCTGGTTTACCCATACCTACCTGTGCTTTTTGTGGTGGTTGACGTCTACCACATTCTATAATTTGTCTACATTGATCAGGTGTAAATAGTGGTGTTGTAGTTTGAATTATCCAACTCTTCCATTTAGGTTCTGTGATATGTCTATTTTCGTACATTCTCAATTATCTTATCATACATTAATTTAATAAATTCAGATTTTTTTACAGGATGATTTTCCCAACAAAATACATTTAAAATATTGAAAAAATTTTGTTTCCTCTCCATTCTTTCCCACATAACATAAAGTAGATTCATATTTATCTTTAAAATATTGATGTCTATGGACACCACTTCTAATATGTATGCCATCCGCATCTAAAACAATTGGACATAATAATCCATTTTTTTCAAAATCTAGATTTATTTTTTTTACAAACTTATCTACTGGGGGAAAATGAGTTTTCATATCTTTAAATTTTATTTTTTTTAATTTATTCTTTAAATATTTGATAATGAGGCTCTAGCATTAACTTACTCCTCTATTTCTAATTGGATCATATTCTACATCCATATTTTGCAGCAAGTGTTCTTCTATATCCCGGACCATTAAAAGGGTATACACAATGTCTCATGTCATATGGAAAAACAAAAAAATCTCTTTCTTTAATATTAGGTTGATAATCTACATGGGAAAAGTATCCAGTGCTTGAACCTAGTATTTGTAATTTACCATTTTGTGGTGCCTCTGCTGCAGAGTATTCTACACCAAACGACTGTGGTAATTTTAAAATCATTACACTAGACAANCCTGTAAACAANGATCCTTGGTGCACGTGCACTGGATTGTATTCATGTTGAAACATAGTGTTAACCCAAATAGAATTTAAATGCATATTATATTTTNTTANTTTATTCCAATCTAAATAATGTTTAAATTTTTNTNCAAACCAATTTAACACGTTTGCTGGTAAATGGTTATGTCTAGTCATTTTAGAACTATCTTCACCGTTATAAAATAAACTATGTTCTTTTTCAATCTTACCTACAAGTTGTTTATTAGCAGGTTTTAATTCAGGATATTTAGTCTCATAAATATTGTTAATAGTATGATATATATCTAAAGGTACTTGATATTTTAATACCGACTGACCTAAAAATACAAAATCAAATTTATTCTGGTTTGGATCCAAGGTCGTCATGAGATATTTGTTCTTTCTTGTTATAAATCATTTCACCAGATTTTTTAACTCTTTTCTATTGTTTTTAATTGTACCTAATACATTAAACACTTCAGGTTGACTAGATCCCGATGTTAATGTCTCTGCTTTATTTTTCATTAACGTGATGATATGATTCTAATTGGTGTGTGTTAACATCTTTAGTATCAAAAGATCCATCATCAAATTCTTTTTTTAACGTAGACCATAATTTAATTTCTCTCATTCTATCTTTTGCAACAAGTTGCATGTTAGCTAAACCATATCTAGCTTCGTCTAAATCTATAAGATATTTTTCTCTTTTATATTCGTCTTCTTCTTTATCAATTTTTTTCTCTAACCATTTAATTTTTGCCTCATTTCTTCTACAGTCAAATGATAGACTCATTAAATTTTCTAAAAAAACATTCTGTTCTCTAACACACTGCCAATACTTTGCAGCCTTTGTTGGATATTTCATGTCTTGTAAAACAGACATTCTCATTTCTGTTTCAGTTCTAAATACTTGTTTCTTAGTCCATGTGTCTCTTAGCTCGGTCGTCATAGCCTTAAACTCTTTTACATCATTTGGATCTAACAAATTGTTTAAGCTTGGTGCTTCTTTTTCTATTAATGCATGTATGTTACGTTTTTCTGTCATATTGCTCCTTTATACTTTCTAATATAACTATTTTTAACTAGTTGTCAATGTTTTAGCTGTAGCTGTTTCTGTTCCTGGATTAAACTCTTCTGTTATGTCTGTTTGTGGGCCAGGAGTTTTACCTCCTCCTGCAGCAATTGCTGCTGTACTAGTTCCTCCAGAAGCTCCACCCCAATAAGGATTCGCCATTGATGGAGAAGAAAACCAAGTTGTACCATCATAAGTTAAACTTGAAGCAACAGATGGAGAACCTCTAAATCCACTAACAATAGCTGCTGTTAAATTTCCTGATGCAAACATATCAGTTGCACTCATAGGCATATTAGTTCCACTTGTCCAAGCTGATCCTGTGTTTTCCTCAACAGTAGCTACTACTGAAGGAGTTTCACCACCTGCTATAAACATAGATGTTTGAGTTCCAGCTCCTCCGTATTGTTGTCTTCCAGACGACACTGAATTTGGAGAAGTAGCCCAAGCTGTTCCATTATATGTTTCATAGGCTGTTGATTTACTCGGAGTTCCATAACCAGAGATTGCAACTCCGGCGTCTTGTGCTCCCATATTTACTGCTGAAAAAAATCTTCCGTTATTTAAACTACCAGGACTTGTTGCCCATGCAGAACCATTAAAATTATATGAAGCAGTAACACTACCGGGAGGGGTTCCTCCTGCGTAGTAAGCTGCTGTTTGTGTTCCACCTGATGTACCATAATTTTTACCTGATGGTATTGTTGCTGGACTGTTTGTCCAAGCGCTTCCATTATAAAGTTCAGTTGCTCCTGTTAAACCAGGTCCTGCTTCACCACCAAAATAAGCGGCTGCTGTTTGTATTCCTGCTGAACCACCATAGTATCTAGCAGTATTTAAAGTGCCTCCACTAGACCATGCGGCTGCAGTAACTGTATTAATTCCAAAACTATATTCTTCTGTTGCTGTTCCATTTGAAGGAGCTCCTGCAAGAACGGCTCCAGTTTGAGTTCCACCTGAAGACATTCTACCTGAACGTGGTGTTGCAGTAGATTCTGCAGCTGTCCATGTCGTACCATCATATTTAAAAGTTGAAGTTGTTGATGGCATTACACCAGGCATAGCAAATGCTGAAGTCTGAGTTCCTACACCCGTAGGCATATTGTGTCCTGTTGTAGGCATAGCAGTACCTGATGACCATGTAGTGCCGTCTAATTCTTCTACTGTGCTGTTTGTTGGAGCTTGACCACCAAATGCAATACCGGCTGTTGAAGTTCCTGTACAACCTGATCCATATCTTTTATCATTACTTAAATTAGGACCAGCTGTCCATCCTTCGCCGTCTCCCGTATAAGCGTTAACAGGATATCCTGAAGGAGTACCTCCACCAAAACCTATACTAGCTGTTTGAGTTCCAAATTGATTAAATGCTTCTGCAATTGTTGGAAGAGCTGTATTAGATGTCCACGCAGTTCCATTCCATAATGTAGAACCTGATTGATAGGTTACACCATTCAAAGTACCACACGCAGTTATTGCTGCTGTTTGTGTTCCACACGTAGCTTGAAAAGCCCATGCGTTAGGGTTAGTTGCAACTGTTCCCCAACCAGTTCCATTCCATTCTTCTGCATCTCCAGTCGTTCTTGAAGAAGGAGGTGGACCGGGATATTTATCTCTACCAACAGATATACAAGCAGTTGCAGTTCCTGCTGCACCTTGCGAGTAACCACCTACTATTTGAGGGGTACTAGCAAACCATGCACCAAAGTTTACAACACTTTTAAGTGTTCCTGAAGTAGAGTTATACCACACCTGTCCCTCATACGCTGAAGACAGCGTAGGATCCGATGATAATACCTCTACACGTTTACCGTATATTTCCTCGTAAGTTGCCATTTAAAAATTCCTTATGGCAATGTTACATCTGTCGGTCTTGGCGAAATAGCTTTTTCTTCGTCAGTTTGAGCATCCCAAGCAGCTTGTGCAGCTTGTACTTCAGCTGTAATTAAGGCTTGTGCTTCTGACTTAGTTTTTTCAACACCGTTCTTTTCAGCTAACCACATAGCGCCATTGACATTGTTTCCAATCATCCAGACGTCTGCGGGATAACCTCTAAGAAAGAATGCTCTTCTGTCTTCTGCAGTAAAGAATCCTTTTCCAGTGTTAGTAGCTACTCCATATATAAAGTGTGCCATA